CTAGGCCTTTCTAAAACCTGAGATATCAAACAAAGGGCAGTCATCGACACCCATATACACAGCATGTGCCTGAAACTGATCTTTATATGAACTTGGGTGGTTTGGGTCGCCCCACCGGTAGGAAGTTATATTGGAACAAGGAGTGATGTACTTATCTTGAACAACGATCAACCTTGGCGTTTTAGGCTTTTCAAGCTCAAGAGAGATAGTCATCACTTGCATGGAATTTGCTACTGCCGGGTCTGTTATAACTCTACAGCAATGGGCTTTTTTATCGTCACACTTTAAAGCCTTTATGTAACACTCAAGCCACCGTATCTCCCATAGTCCGTGAATCTTCCTCCACATTGTGAAACAATGGACAGATTTCCAGGTGTTTACCATCGAATAGACACCCCAGGCAATATTAATGGATTGCTTTGAAGCTTTAAATAAAGCAACGGATATGCTTTGCCTTTCGATAAATTTATCAGTATTTTGGAGCATTGCCTTTACAAGTGGCCATTGCGGAGAACGAGGCTTGAAAAATATCAATCCAATAACATAGTCTTGACTAACTATAGCTTCTTGCACTTCTGTGGGAAGTCTATCCATCGTTCAGGATTCCTTGTATTATCTCACGTACTCGCGGCAACTCCAGACCACACGACCGATGACGCGCACCGTGCCGGCCAGGTCGCCGTTCATATCCACTTCAATAGGGTCGTATTCCGGGTTCTTGCTTTTCAAAACGAGCTTTCCCGGAACGCGAAGCAGATATTTCACAAACACTTCGTTCTCAATTCCCACCGCAAACATTGCGCCTGCTATTATTTCTCGTTGGCTTTCGTCTATTAGAACCGTGTCGCCGTTCCAGACATCCGGCTCCATGCTGTCTCCTGCTACGTCCATGAGGACCATTTTCTTAGGGCGGCCTTTTCTTGTTAGAAAGTCCAGCTTGAAAGCATAATACCCGATAACTTTTCCTTCCGTCTCCAGGCTTCCCGTCCCAGCCGCCAAACGTGCCATCACCTTGGGAACCAAGGCGTAGCCCATGCTCGGCGCAGCTTCCGGGGCCATCCATTGCAGGTCGTCTTCTGATGCAACGCAACGCTCGTCGCCATCATCGCTATTCACGATAACCTGTTTTATCGGCTCTCCAGCTCGCAATATTTCGGCTCTGGCGGGCTCTATAGTCGTGCGCTTTGGATCATAAACAGGGCCGTCGCCTGTAAGCAGCCATTGTGGGGAAACTCCCAGCTTAGAGCATAGTGTTTGAGCGAATTCGAGGTCTGGCACGCCTTCTCCCCGCTCCCACCTGCCAAACGTGGTTTGAGCCACTCCTAAGTCTGATGCAAATTTAGCTTGCGGGATATCTCCCCGCAGCTGCTTAAGCCGAAAGTGGACTGTGCTCATTGGCGCAATAAACCTTTTGACTTGTTGTGCATTCCGTCCAAGGCGTGCCATTAGACGTAACAAGTTGATATAATTACGATATCTATCGTCACGCAAAAAATGGTTTTTTGCGCCAATTTCGGCTTGCATTTTTAGCCGATTACGGCTTAAACGACTTTGCGGACGGTAGACGCCTTTTCTTTGCGATTTAGGTCTACCGGGCCGTTTGTCCCAGGTCAACGTCCAGCGCTCCGAGATGTTTGGACGTCGAACCAGAAAAACAGGTGGATCATGCGGCAGCTCACCTTCTTCGAAGATGATTCGAACGCCCTGGCGGGCGTGCTCGCGGCCGTCCGGGCGGCGATGAACGCCGCCGGCGGCGCGAGCGAGGAGGGCCGCAAACTTCTGGTGGACCGCCTGAATGCGGTCGCTAGCACCGCCAACGTGCGCCTGACGGCTGGCAACGGCAAATCCATCAGCAAGGACACCCTGGATAAGTGGTTGTCGCCTTCCGACCGCGATCACACGCCTTCGATCCTGGCTGTGGTGGCGTTTTGTATGGCGACCAAGGACATGGGGGCGATACGGGCCATGCTTCGCCCGCTTGGCCTGGACGTGATGACGTCCGAGGACCGCCGCCTTCGAGACTACGGCCGGGCCTGCATCGAAAGCAAAGCCAAGGCCAAGGCCAAAAAACGATTGGAAGATGAAATCCTGGAGGGTTTGAAATGAGAATTCGCGCCGGAAAGAACCGTCAGCCCTGGCGAATCCGTGAGTTCCTGGATGGGAGGGGGCTGTCCATGGCCGACGTCGGGCGTGAAATCGGGGTCGCCAAGCACATCATGAGCGAAACGGTGCGGGGCATTCGCAATCACAGGAGAGTGCTGTCCAAGTTGCGCGAACTGGGCTGCCCGGAAAAGTTTCTCGACCTCCCGGAAGATTTGAAGACGCGAGAGGTCGCGTAGTGTTCGCTCATATCGGCTTTGCCTGGGGCGAAGCGGCGCAAGCAAGGAAGGTGCGTGATGCCTCCTCGTGACGGATTCACGACAAGTGAGCTGATGACATTGCTTGGCTTGAAGGCGGCCTCATCTGTTACGCGACGTGCCAGAAAAGAATCTTGGCAGAGTCGCTTGCGTGAAGCCGGCAAACAGGGGCGTCCAGAGTACGAGTGGCTCCTCGCCTCCATGCCCCCCCCTACCCGCGAGGCCATTGCCAATGCCCTGCTTGCCCAGGACTTACCTACCATTTTCGCGGCGGCCCAGGCTCCCGCCGTCGCCGCCGGCACCCTGCCCGCGACGGAAGCCCCGGCCGGGTTGCCGCGCTCCCTGGCCCAGCTGACCAAGCACCAGCGGGAAACTGCCCTGGCTCGGCTGGCCTTCGTGCGGGAGATCGAGCGCTGCACCCCCCTTGTGGGGAAAGAAGGGGCCATCCGCAACCTCGTCAAGGCGGCCAAGGACAGTGCCCTGGCTCCCCGGCTGGCCGACCTGGTGGCCGTGGCCAACGACCGCATGAGCGCCGGGCGCGGCCTTTCCCGTCGCCGGCTCTATGACTGGTGCCGGATGTTCGCCGAGGGCGGCGAGGCGGCGCTCGCCCCCAGGCACACGGGCAAGGATATGACCGTGCCCGTGTGGGGCGAAGCCTTCCTGGCGCACTATCAGCGACCGCAAAAGCCTGCCGTGACCAACGCCTACAAGGATTTCGCGGCCGAGTGGCCGGGGAAAGCCCCCTCCATCTTCGCCGTGCGCCGCTGGCTGGAAAAGATGGCCATGGCCGACCGCGAAGCCGGGCGCGCCACCGGCAACGCCCTCCTGCATCTGCGCCCGCACAAGCGCCGCAGCACGGATGAGCTGTGGCCCACGGACATTTTCACCGCCGACGGCACCACCTTCGACGCGGAAATCAGGCACCCCATCCACGGGCAGCCTTTCAAGCCGGAAGTGACGCTGTTCCTCGACGTGGCCACGCGCCGGTGCGTGGGGCTCTCCCTGGGCCTGGCCGAGAGCGGCTACGTGATCCTGGACGCCCTGCGCATGGCCTGCCTGTTCGGCGGCATCCCGGCCCAGCTCTACACCGACAACGGCTCGGGTTACTGCAATCAGCTCATGACGGCCGAAGGCTGCGGCATGATGGATCGCCTGGGTATCGAAATGATCCACTCCATCCCCGGCCGCCCTCAGGGAAAGGGGCTCATGGAGCGGGCCGTGCAGACCATTTGCGAGCCGGTGGCCAAGCGTTTCGCCACGTGCAGCCACGCGGACATGGACCCCGACGCGGCCAAGAAGGTCTTCAAAATCACGCGGGCGCAGATCAAAAAGGACGGCTCATCCCGCCTTATGCCCTCCTGGGACGAATTCAAAGCCGCCATGCTGGCCCGCGTGGAGGAATACAACGCCACGCCGCACAGGGGGCTGCCCAGGGTGGAGGATCAAACCACCGGCAGGCGGCGGCATCTTTCGCCCAACGAGGCTTGGCAGGGCTTTGTGCAACGCGGCTTTGAGCCGGTGCGTGTTTCCGAGGAAATCCGGGACGAGCTGTTCATGCCCGGCCTGCCGCGCCAAGTCCGCAACGGTGAAATCCAGTTCTTCAACAGCATCTACTATGCGGACGAGTTGGCGGACTTCCATTTGGATTACGTGGAGGTACGCTACGATATATGGGACGCCTCCAAGGTCTACGTCTGGACCACGCAAGGCGAAAAGATTTGCACGGCCATACTGGACGGCAATTCCATCCCCTACCAGACACAAAGCCGCATGGAAGCCGCCCTGGAAAAACGGAAGACGGCCCAGCTCGCCCGTGAGGGGAAAAAAGTCGCGGCCATTTCGCCAGGGGCCACCATCCAACTGGCGGACTCGCTCACGCATTCCCCGGAGTCCGTGGCTTTGAACAGGTCAGTAGAACAAACAGCCAAGACAACCGCCCCCGCGCCCACAAAACGCCCGTTCTTCACCAGCGTGCAAGGTCGTTACGCATGGCTCATGCACAACCGTGACCGCTGGACCGACAAGGACGAGGCCTGGATGGCCGATTACGTGCGATCCCCGCATTATGCGGACCTGCACGACTACTATCGCTACGAAGGCATCGCCTGGGACGCATCAAATACCCAGGCCAATGTTCAATAGATCATAGGGGAGGATAATGTGCGCGAACATTTCGTCAAGACAGAGAATTACAGCCGTTTCACGGCAGGCATCGAGGCTGTGGAGCGGCGCGGCGCGAAAGAGGCTGGCATGATGCTGGTCCACGGCGCGCCGGGTTTCGGCAAGAGCTGCATCGTGGACCGTTGGGCCACCGAGGTGGGTGCCGTGTTTCTGCGGGCCAATGTGGACTGGAGCCCCCGCTACTTCCTCATGGAGCTGGCCAAGAAACTGAATGTGGACGCAAGCGGCACCGCCCAACAGCTCTTCGAGCGTCTGCTTGAGCGGGTGGTGGAGGCGCAGACGCCCATCGTCATCGACGAGGCCGAGTTCACCTTGCACAACGGCGCGAAGGCCCTGGAGAAAATCCGGGACATCTCGGACCGGGCCGAAGTCACCGTGGTGCTCATCGGCATGGAGAAAATCCAGTCGTCCATCGCCCGGCACAAGCAGATTCACGGACGCATCGCCCAGGTGGTGGAGTTCAAGCCCGCCACACTGGCGGACGTGGCCCACGCCTGCGCCGAACTGGCCGAGGTGGACATGACCGACGCGCTCAAGGCCGAGGTGCATCGCATTTCGGGCGGCCGCATGCGCGAGGTGCTCAACGTGATTGCCGAGGTCGAACGCATGGCCGGGATCAACGGCTTGGACCGGGTGGACGTCCCCGACCTGGAAGGGGTGGACCTGTCCTTCGACTGGCAGACCCGTTCGCCCAAGCGCGTCCGCGCGGCGGGGGGGCGTTAGATGGCCTGGAATGGTCTCACCATCCTGGAGGCCTTGGCGGACGGGCCGCGCCTGACGCGCCAAGTGGCCGCCGCACTTAAGCGGCCTTCCCGCGCCATATCCAGTTGCTTGCGGGCGTTGCAGGGGCGCGGGCTCATCCTGTCCGCCGGCGGCGTGCACGAGATCACCGAGGCGGGGCGCAAAGCCCTCGCCTCCGGGGTGGCCATCACTTCCGGCCCCTGCAACGGGGACACGACGAGCCGCCACTTCAGGACGCTCCGGGCCAAGGCCTGGCGTTTCATGCGCAATCATGACGGTTTCGGCCTCGGCGACATGCTGCGCACCTTATGCGACGGCAGAGAGGTGTCCGCCAGGGACAACCTGCTCGGCTACATCCGGGCGCTGGAGACGGCCGGATACCTTCAGCCGCTCCCCCGACGCGGCGAGGCTGGCGAGCAGCGTTGGCGGCTCAAGCGCGACCGGGACGCCGGCCCGGAGGCTCCGGCCTGGAACAAGAAGGCACGAACTCTGCGGGACCACAACACCGGCGAGTGCTTTGCCGTCTGTCGAAGGGAGGAGGGGTCGTGAAAAGCACTGAAGACATGATCGAATACATTGCGACGTCATTTGGCAGGCAGTTTGCCATTGACGAATGCATTGAAGCATGTGCCGAACTCATCGTGACACTTCAAAGATTTAAGTCTTGCCCCGACGAAGAGCGTCAAGGGGTTGCACAGGCGGACCTTTCCCATGTCATCCTATGGTGTGGAATTGCGAGCGTGTTCTTTGGAAGGGAAGAAGTTGCAAAGTCTGCCTGTGAGGGGTTGTACGAGACCTACAGGATTATATGCGCCAGAAGAGGGGCCACCTATGCGTGATTGGACGGCCCTGTTGGCCGACGAAGTCGCTCGGACTTCCATCACCGCCGCCGCCGCAAGGCTTGGCTACTCGCGCACCTCCATCAGCCTGGTGCTGGCCGAAAAATACCCCGGCGGCACGGACAACCTGGCCGCCAGGGTGCTTGAGGTGTTCGGCTCGGTTGACTGCCCCCACCTGGGCTTTCCCGTGGCCCGGGCACGGTGCGTGGCCAGTTCTGGAAAGATGCCCACATCCAGCCCCGGCGACCTGCGGCTGTGGCGGGCCTGCCAGGCCTGCCCGCACCGGCCCGAGGAGACCTCTTTCACCACAAAACCCCGGTCCCGGAAGGTGGCCGGAAAGGAGCAAACGGCATGACGACGACGGCGACCCCCATCCCGGACGGGTACATGGCCAACGCCAAGGGGCACCTCATCCCCGTGGGCAAGATCAAGGAAGTGGACCGGCTGCGCGACGACCTGACGCGCAACATCGTGGCCGCCGCCAAGGGCGTGCAGACGGCCATGCGGGAGTTTCGGGCCAACACCCTGGGCGACATCCAGGCCTTCGCCGACCTTTCGGCGGAGCGGTACGGAGCCAAACGCGGCGGCGACAAGGGCAATCTTTCGCTCTTGAGCTTCGACGGCCGCTACAAGGTGCAGGTGCAAATCAGCGAGCATCTGGCCTTTGACGAGCGGTTGCAGGCGGCCAAGGCGCTTATCGACGAGTGCCTGACCGAATGGGCGCAGGGCAGCCGCGACGAAATCCGCGCCATCATCAACCAGGCCTTCGACGTGGACAAGGAAGGCCGGGTCAACACCGGCGCGATTCTGGGCTTGCGCAAGCTCGACATCACGGACGGCCGCTGGCGCAAGGCCATGGAGGCCATCGCGGACAGCTTGCAGGTGGTGGGCAGCAAGAAGCTCCTGCGGGTCTACGAGCGCCAGGAAGACGGTTCCTACGAGCCCATTCCCCTGGACCTGGCGGCGTTGTGATGGACGCCTTGCCCATGAATGAACCGGGGGCGGCCCCGCCGGAAGGACGTCCGGTCCCCCTGCGGGTGCTGCGCAGCGCCGAAGCGCAAGCGCTACGCTGGAAGAAACAGGCCGAAGCCCTGTCCCAACTGCTCAACCAGGCCATCAAGGACGGGCAGCTGGGCGAGGCCTACACCCTCCAGGCCAAACGCATCATTGCGAGGACCGTTTAAGCGAAACCGCCCCGCGTGGGCGGTCGTCCGGGCGTGGCGGCCCGGGCCTGACGAGCAGCCCAATCTCAAAAGTACGTTGAAAGTTTTTTAAATCTGCAAAACACAACAATAAATATTAAAACAAAGATAAAAAAGTTTGCAGATGTGAACGCCCATTCATTGCCAAGATTATTTGCTTTAATGTTAGAATGATAGCAATACAATATCAAAAATTCTAGGCCAAAACTTACTGCAAAAACGAAAATGCACAAGAGAATAAAATGCACAGAGTTTCGATTTGTTGCGCTTGGTCTAAATGGTGGAGAAAAAATGCTATATTTTAGCCTCTTGTTATGCAAACCAGACTGAAACAAATCTTTATTTTTAATCATATTCAGAATATCAAAATAATACCTGTCGCGAAGATCATAATACAAGACATAACTATACTGTAAAAACAAAATTACATATATTGCTGGAGACAATATTATTAAATCTGATTTGCTTCTTATACTTAGAAATTCAACTTTTTCAAGATCAATAACCCCGAGAGATATCAAGAGCACAAACAAAGCAAAGAATGAGTAATAAAAAAATAATCTATCTAGCTTGTCACTATGATCATTAATTTTTACAACTAATGACTCTATAGTGCTATCGATTAATTCTATACCACCCGACAGGTTGTGCGCGTCATAAAATGCCTGAACTTCGTCTTTGTTGAGGAAACGGTCATTATTCATACAACAACTCCACTTAGCGATTGGCATGCCGCAACAATATGCAGCAACCATATCAAATAGTATCGGAGGAGCTATGTACAAAAATACTTCACCAAAAGCCAGCCGCCAGGCCTTGCTGGCCAAAATCCATATCGCCAAGAAAGCCCTGGGGCTCGATGACGCCAGCTATCGGGCGGTCCTGGAGCGCCTCACCGACCACGAAAGCGCGGCTGATTGCACCGTGCCGCAGCTGGTGCGCGTGGTCGCCCACATGCGCAAGATCGGCTGGCAGGAGCCGGCCAAGCAGCCTTCCCGCCGCAAGCCGGTAATCCCCGAGGCGGCCGGGTACGTGAACAAGATCGAAGCGCTTTTGGCCGAGGCCAAGCGGCCATGGTCCTACGCCGTGACCATCGGCCGGAACATGTACGGCGCGGAAAAGCTGGAATGGCTCACGCCCGAGCAGGTGCGCGGCGTCCTGGCGGCGCTGATCCGCGACGCCAAGCGCCACGGGAGGCCGGCATGAGCGAGCGGCACAACCTGCCGGCGTCCGTGCAGGAGTTGGTGGACCTGATCGGCCTGCAAAAGGCCATGAAGTTGGTGCGCAGCCTAGGCGGCACCACCTTTCCCGTGCCCAAACGGCAAACCAAGCTGGGCGAGCTGCGCTACAACATGCTGGCCGACGTGGTGGGCGTGGAGGAGGCAGACACGCTGGTTAAGCATTTCGGCGGCGGCGAGCTGTACGTGCCGAGGTGCGCGGCGGCATTGCAGGCGGCGAGAGATGCAGAAATCAATGAATATTTCGTGGCCGAAACCAATAAGGGGCGCTCGTCGGCTGAGGTTGTTTTCCACTTGGCCAGACGGTATAAACTTTCCGATAGGCGCGTCTGGCATATCCTCAAGACGGTTCCGGTCAAGCCAGACGACCAATTCCGGTTAGTTTAACGGAGGAACGTATGAAAAAATTCTTGGGAACGATCATCTTCTTGATTCTCATTGTTGCAAGTATCCCTGCAATTGCTCAAGATATAGAGATTGTTCCTTTTGAAAAGCCAACGCTAAAGAAGTATCCAGATATCCCCAAAATACAAAATCTTGTCGAGCCTCTTTACAAGAACTTACTTGTTATTAGGAAGCAACCTCAGTTTGTCAAATATGGTTTTGGCGCGGGTTTCCCTGAGGCAAGCAAGTGGTTACAGGCGTGCAAGGCCCTGGAAGGAGAAGTTAAAGGACTCAATGTGCCCGATGGAATGAAAGACGTCGGGCAAAATTTAATTTTGTTAGGCCAAACGTATTTCGATGCACGAAAGAATGGTTTTAAGAATCTGCATGACTTGGAATTCTTTGAGGACCAAGTTTATGATTTAAGAACAAAAGTGGCTGAGATAATCTATATTGACGTCGAAGGGCTTGGTTGTGAATAGGTTTGAACCTTGAAGTAGCTCGCTGAACCCCTTCACCTATCACCGCCCCCGGTGCGCCGCCTAGCATAGGCGGCGTCCGGGGGCGGACTCTTTTCCGCCTCCAAACCGCATTGCATGGAGGCGTTTATGCGTAACATCACTCCCCCGCGTCTGCTCGTTTGTTCCGTGGCGGCCGCGTTGCTGGTCGGCGCGCTGGCCCTGGTGTCGCCGGCGCAGTTGCCGGTCATGCTCTACAAGCTCGCGCTGGTGCTGCTGGCCGGCTATGTCGGCTACTGGCTCGACCGCTGGATTTTTCCGTATGCCCGGCCCGACGGCTACCTGGCCCGGGAATGGCGCGCCCACGACGGCACCTACCCCGACGACGCGGCCGACTTCGCCGTGGTGCCGGGCTACGAGCATATCTTCGCCGCCGCGCTGCTGCGCCGGGCCTTGATCGTGCTCGGCGTCATGCTGGCCGTGGGCCTGGGGCTGTAGCCGTGCGCCGGTTCTTCGCCGCCCTGCTGCGGCGCATCCCCGAGGCCTGGCTCGACCGGGCGGAAGACGCCGTTGAGTGCATCTTCAAGCACTTCTACGCGGGGTTCTGGTGGGGCGTGGGCTTCGGCGTCGGGGCCTTCATCGTGCTCGTGGGACTGGCCTCCCTGGCCCGGGCCGAGACCATCCCGGCCGACGCCGCGCGCCACCGGGCCGAGCTGACCCGGTGCGGCCGCTACGCCTTCGGCCTGGAAGCGCCCGTGGCCACCCTGGCCGCGCAGGTGCACCAGGAAAGCCGTTGGCGCGAAAACGCCGTTTCGCCGGTGGGCGCGCGCGGCCTGGCGCAGTTCATGCCGTCCACGTCCAAGTGGATCGCCGGGCTTGTGCCGGAGCTGGCCGACAACGCGCCGTTCAACCCTGGCTGGGCGCTTCGCGCCTTGGCCGAATACGACAAATGGCTGTGGGACCGCGTGGCCGGCCGCGACGCCTGCCAGCGCATGGCCATGGCGCTTGCCGGCTACAATGGCGGCCTGGGCTGGGTGCAGCGCGACAAGGGGCTGGCCGTGAAAAGCGGCGCGGACCCACTCACCTGGTTCGACCACATCGAGCGCTTCAACGCCGGTCGCAACGCCGCCGCCTTTCGCGAAAACCGGGGCTATCCCCGCCGCATCCTGGGGACGCTGGAACCGCTCTATATCCGGGCCGGCTGGGGCCAGGGGGTGTGCCATGTCGCTGCTGCTCAATAAATGGGTGCTCGGCACCTTGGCGGTCATGGTCGCTCTCGCCCTGGCCTTCGGGAGAGGCTACCGGGCCGGCTTCGAGCGCGCCGACACCGCGCGCCGGGTCGAGGTGGCCGAACTCCGGGCCATCCTCGACGGTTGGAAGGGCGAGCAGGCCAAAGCCTGGGCCGAGGCGGAACGCCATGCCCGCGAGGAACTGGAGGCGGCCCAGGCCCGGGCCACCGCCCTGGCGCTCCGGCTGGACGGGGCCAAACGCGAACACGCGGCCAAGGTCCGCGACATCACAAGGAGAATCCCCCATGCGACGGCTGGCCTTGATTGCGCTTTCGGCCCTGATTTCGTGCGGCTGTACAACGAGGCCATCGGTGCCGCCGCCGGTCGTCCCGGTGACGGTGCCGTGCCCCAGGCCGCAGGCCCCGCCCCAGTTGCTGGAGCGCCCGACGCCGCCCCGGCCGTTGGTCCCGGACTACGACCAATCCGCGCCGTGACCCCGGCCGACATCCTGGCCCACATCCGCGACTTCGGCGCGCGCAGCCAGTCGCTTGAGGCGCAGGTCAACGCCTTGATCGACCTGGCCACGGAGCCCGGGAGCCGGTGATGGACGCCGCCACCTGGATTTCCGTGGGCGTCAACGTGCTGCTGGGCCTGGTCGCCTTTTTCGGCGTCCTGTGGGTCAACAACCTCCAGGACGCGCTCAAACGCAACGAAGCCGAAGTGGCGGCCCTGCGGGAAAAGGTGGCGGACGGCTGCGTGCGCCGCGACGACTACTTGTTGATGCGCACCGAGATGTTGGACCGCCTCAAGGCCATTGAAGACAAGTTGGATCGCCTCATCGGAGGAGGGAAATCATGAGCGAAAACAAGGGGCAGCCCACGGAATTGGAACTGCTGCGACGGATCGACGGCAAGGTGGACAAGGTGACGGCGCAACTCGACGCCGTGGACCGGCGGGCTTGCCTGGCCGGCGGCCTGTCCGGCTCCGTCGCCGGCGGCGTGGTGGCCATCGCCATCGGCTACATCAAGGCCAAGATGGGCTGGTAGCCATGGCCCACGGTTCGGAAAAGGTCGCGGCCGTGCGGGCCGCCTACGTGCACGAGCGGTTGCCCCTGGACATGGCCGCCGCCCGGGCCGGCGTGTCCCCGGGCACGGCCACCCGCTGGAAGCGCAAGGCCCGGGAAGCCGGCGAGGATTGGGACAAGCTGCGGGCCGCCTGCCTGCTCGCCGGCGACGGCGTGGAAGCGGTGGCCCGGCAAATGCTGGCCGACTACGTGGTGCAGCACAAGGCCATGATGGACATCATTTCCAGCGATGCCGACATGCCGGCGGCGGCCAAGGTCGATATGCTGGCCAGCCTGGCCGACAGCTTCAACAAGACCGTGGCGGCCAGCAAGCGCGTGCTGCCCGAGACGTCCGAGCTGGCCACGGCGCTTTCGGTGCTCGACAAGCTGGGCCTTTTCATCCGCGACCACTACCCCCAGCACGGCCCGGCCTTCCTGGAAGTGCTGGAGCCGTTCGGGGCCGAAGTCGCGAGGCTCTTCGGGTAGCCCATGGCCAAGCTCAAGCAAAAGGACTTTCTGGTCGAGCTGGCGCGGCTGGCCGAAAGCATGCGCCGCACCATCGAGGCCGAGTGCGATGGCTTCGCTGCGGACGCGGCCGCTTCCAAGGAACGCCGGGAGCGCGTGCGGGGCGACTTCGCTTTCTTCCGCCATACCTATTTCCCGCACTACAGCCGCTACGGCGATTCCGTGCTCCATGCCTGGCTCGACAAGACCTTGCCGGCGCTGGTGGACCACCCGGACGGCCAGCGGCTGGCCTGCGCCGCGCCGCGCGGCGAAGCCAAGTCCACCATAGTGGCCATGATCTTTGTCTTGTGGTGCCTGCTGACCTGCCGCAAACGCTACGTGATCCTCATCGCCGACGCCTTCGAGCAGGCCGCCGCGCTCCTGGAGGCGGTCAAGGTGGAGCTGGAAGCCAACCCGCGCCTGGCCATGGACTGGCCCGATGCCGTGGGTATGGGCCGCGTCTGGAACGTGGGCGTGGCCATCACCGCCGGCGGGGCCAAGCTGCAAGCCTTCGGCTCGGGCAAGCGCATGCGCGGCCTGCGTCACGGCCCGCACCGGCCGGACCTGGTCATCTGCGACGACCTGGAAAACGACGAGAACGTGAAAAGCCCGGAGCAGCGCGACAAGTTGCAAAGCTGGCTGCAAAAAACCGTGCTGTCGCTTGGCGAGGCCGGGGACACCATGGACGTGATCCTGGTCGGCACGGTGCTGCACTACGATTCCGTGCTGGCCCGGCTGCTCGGCAACCGGCTGTGGCGCTCGCGCAAGTTCCAGGCCGTGATCCAGTGGCCGGAGCGCATGGACCTGTGGGACCGCTGGGAGGAAATCCTGCTTGCCCTGGGCGAGGACGCGGCCATGGTCTTCTACAAGAAGGCCGGCAAGGCCATGGAAAAAGGCGCCGTGGTTTCCTGGCCGTCGGCGCGGCCGCTTTACAAGCTCATGCTCAAGCGCGCCCGCGACGGCCACGCCGCCTTCGACAGCGAACAGCAAAACGACCCGCTCTCCGGCGAGGACGCGCCCTTTGCCGCCTGCATCACCTTTTGGGTCGAGCGCCGCGACGACTGGATGTTTTTCGGGGCGCTGGACCCGAGCCTGGGCAAGTCCGGTGCCGGCCGCGACCCTTCGGCCATCCTCATCGGCGGTTATTCCCGCGAGCGCGGCGTGCTGGACGTGGTCGAGGCGGCCATCCGCAAGCGCGTGCCGGACCGCATCATCGAAGACGTCATCACTTTTCACGAGCGCTACCGCTGCCTGCTGTGGGTGGTGGAGAGCGTGCAGTTTCAGGAGTTCTTGCGCACCGAATTGATCCGCCGGGCCATGCTGCGGGGCCTGGCCATCCCGGCCCGGGGCGTTGTGCCCATCGCCGACAAGGCGCTTCGCATTGAAGCCCTGCAACCGTATTTCGCCCAGGGCCGCATCCGCCTGCACACCAGCCAGCGCACGCTGATTGAACAGCTCAAGCACTTCCCCAAAGCCGACCACGACGACGGCCCGGACGCCCTGGAGATGCTGTGGCAGGCCGCTTCGCGCGGCTTCGCCGCCATGGCCTTCACCCGTGTGCCCAAGGCCGGCGGCCGCAACCTGATCCGCAAAGGACGTCACGACCATGACGACGATGATTGATCGCCTGAAAGCGGCGTTGACCGCCTTCAAAGGGGGCGCGCAAAAGGAGATGCAGACGGCGACGCTCGCCGCGCTGCACAACGCCTACATCGCCAGCCTGACCGGCGGGCTCACGCCCAAGCGCCTGGAGGCGCTGCTGCGCGCGGCCGACGAGGGCGACATCGTGGGCCAGCACACCCTTTTCGCCGAGATCGAGGACCGCGACGAGCACATCCACGCCGAGCTGTCCAAGCGCCGCCGGGCGCTGCTCTCGATCCCCTGGCGCATCGAACCGGGCAAGGCCGGCGGCAAGCGTGCCGAGGCCGTGGCCATGGCCGTGCGCGAACAGGTGGAGGCCGTCCCGGACTTCGAGGACGTCATCCTGGACCTGGCCGACGCCGTCGGCCACGGCTTCGCCTGCCTGGAAATCGAGTGGAGCCACGACGGCTCCCGGCATCTGCCGGCCGGCCTGCACCACCGGCCGCAAAACTGGTTCATGCTGCCCCTGGATTCCTGGGACGGCCGGGACGGGGCCTTGCGCCTGCGCGACGACACGCCCGAGGGGCAGGAACTGTGGCCGCTCGGCTGGATCGTGCACAAGCACCGCAGCAAGTCCGGCATGTTCGCCCGGGCCGGGCTGTTCCGTGTGCTGTGCTGGACCTATCTGCTCAAGCAGTATTGCCGTGGCGACTTCTCGCAGTTCCTGGAAATCCACGGTCTGCCCATGCGCCTGGGCAAGTATCCGGCCAACACCAGCGACGAGGAGCAAAAGACGCTGCTCAACGCCCTGCGGGCCTTGGGAAGCGACGCTGCCGGCATCATCCCGGAAGGGATGGAAATTGAGTTCAAGGAGGCGGCCCGAGGCAGCGAAAAGCCGTTCATGGCCATGCACGACCTGTGCGAGACCGGCCAGTCCAAGGCCATCCTGGGCAGCACCTTGACCACGGACACCAAAGGCGTGGGCTCCCAGGCGCTGGGGGAAATCCACAACGAGGTGCGCCTGGACATCCTGGCCAGCGACGCGCGCCAGATCGCCGGCACGCTGACGCGGCAGTTACTGGCCCCGCTGGCCTTCCTCAATGAGGGCGTCACCGATCCGGCCTTGCTGCCGCGTTTCGTCTTCGACCCGAGCCGGCCCGAGGACCTGGAGAAGCTGGCCAAGTCGCTGCCCGAGCTGGCCACGGTCATGGCCATCCCCACCCGCTGGGCGCACGACCGCGCCGGCATCCCCATGCCGGAAGACGGCGAGCCGGTGTTACGCCGCCAGGATGCCGCGCCCAAGGAGTCCGGGGAGCCCTCAAAGGCCGACGAAGCCGACGAGACGGACCCGGCCGAGGCCACGGCCGCGCTGGCGGCCGCCGGCGGCGACGAGCCGCGCTATCCCGACCAGGACGCCGTGGACGCGGCCACGGTGCCGGACGCCGTGCTGACCGCCCTGGCCAGGGACATGCTGGCCCCGATCCTGGCCGAGGTCGAAGCCGGCATCGCCCCGGAAGCGCTCGTGGGCAAGCTGGCCGAGCTGTACCCGAAGATGGACACCACCGCCCTGGAGGAACTGACGGCCCGGGTGTTGTTCGTGGGCGAACTGTGGGGACGGCTCTCGGCCCAGGCCGAAGAGAAGGAGGGATAACCATGCCGGCGCTCTTGTTCATGATCGCGGGGATTGCCTTGCTGGCGGACCATCCCGGCATCGCCTTTTTCGCCGTGTTCGGCATGATCCTGGCGGCCTGATGCCCAAGCCTGTTTCCCTCTCCTTCGCTTTCGGCCTGCCTCCCAAGGATGCCGTGGCCTACTTCGAGGCCAAGGGCTACAAGGTCACGTTCAACTGGCACGAGCTGGACCAGGCCGCCCATGCCCAGGCGTTCACCATCGCCAAGATGACCAGCCTGTCTATGCAGCAGGATGTGCGCGCCTGCCTGCAAAAGGCTCTCAAGGAAGGCAAGACCGAGGCCTGGTTCGTCAAGCAGATGGAGCCGTATCTCCGCGAAAAGGGTTGGTGGGGCAAGACGCCCATGGTCGATCCCCGCACCGGCGAGGAGCGGAAGGTCCAGCTCGGCAGCCCGGCCCGGCTGCGGCTGATTTACCGGCAGAACATGCAGACGGCGTTTATGGCCGGTCGCTACAAGGCCATGCTGGAAGATGCCGACGCCCGACCCTGGTGGCAGTATGTGGCCGTGCTGGACGGCCGCACAAGGCCGTCCCACCGGGCGCTTGCCGGGAGCACCTTCCGGTATGACGATCCCTTTTGGAGTTCGCACTATCCGCCCAACGGCTTCAATTGCCGCTGCCGCGTCCGGGCGCTGTCCGACTCCCGCATGGAAACCGAGAAGGTCGCCCCGCAGTCCGGCGTGGGCAACATGGTCACCGAAAACGTGACCGTGCCCGCCGCCGACGGCCAGCGCCTCACGCGGCCGGTCACTGGCTACAAGCTGCCGTCCGGCCACGTGGCCTTCACCGATCCCGGCTTTTCCGGCAACGCGGGGGCGTCCTGGCTGGGCGGGGCGCTGGACGAACTGACGCGCAAGCTCGACGCCGCGCCCCCGGACCTGGCCCGGGCGACCGTGGACGCCATGACGCGCGGGCCGGTGCTGGGCCAGTGGCTGGCCAAGCCCGTGGGCAACTTCCCCCTGGCCGTGCTGCCGGCCGAGGATGCCGGCCTCATCGGCGCGCGCTCGCAAGTGGCCCGGCTCTCGCCGCAGACGGCCGGCAAGCAGGCGGCCAACCACCCGGAGCTGACGGCGGAGGATTACGCCACGGCGCAGGAGGCGGTGGACACGGGCGAACGCATCCAGGACGGCGCGCGCAGTCTCATCTATGTCATAGAAGAGGCCGGCGGCCTGGTCGTGGTGGTGAAGGCCACCAGGGAGGGGGATGAACTGTACGTGCAGAGCCTGCGGCGGTTGAGCCGGCAACAGCTTGATCGTGACGAGGAGTTGCGGCGGTTGCGCCGCAAAAAAAGCGCCCCCGGGGAGAGGGGGCGCTGAAAAGGCCGGTGGGCGGCGAGGCCCCCCATCCGCTTTCGCGGCAACCTCGCATAGCGCTCCGGGCGGCTGCCCGTGCTACGGCCGGGGGTATAGCACCGTGTCACGCCCACCAGGGAGATACATAGCCATGATCGAAATCGAAGTCCAGATCACCCAAGTGCAAGGGCTGCTGGCCAACATCATCACCACGGGCCGGAACATGACGCCCGTGACTCGCGCCCTGGCCGGCGTGCTGGCCGACATCCCGGAGCGGGCGTTTATCAAGAAAGTCGATCCCGTCACCGGTGCACCTTGGGCGAACCTGTCAGACAGTACGCGGCAGAAGCGGGGCGAAGGAGCGCGCATTCTTGAGGACAGCGGAGCCTTGGCCTCCTCCTTTAACCCCGACTACGGCCCGGACTTCGCCCGCGTCAGCACCGCCGATGTGAAAGCCCCCACGCACCAGTTCGGGGCCAAGCGCGGCCAATACGGCACCACCCGGCGCGGCTCCCCCATCCCCTGGGGCGACATCCCGGCCCGGCGATTCTTCGGCGTCGGCCCGGAGGATGAGGCGGAAATCGAGGGAACGGCGTTAGAAGCGCTCATGAGGGTGCTTGAGGGGCGATGA